CATGAGCTTTTCAATACGAGCATCCTCAACAACATTAAGAATACCCTTGAAATTCTTTCCGTGCTCCTGTACCCGATCCATCCAACCATCGGTAGGTGTGTAGAGAGCATGACCAACCTCATGACCAATCATGAGGTCATACAGGTCAGCGTCAATTTCCTTCCAGATGGGGAGAACCAGAACTCGGTTCTTAACATCGAAGCTGGGGCCTCGAACCTGCCGATGCTCGATGCGAATATTTTCTGCCGCTAGGAGCTTGCCTAGGGTTGACTTTGTGTTGTCTAGGACGTTCGACATAGTATACCTCTTTGAAGGTCACGAAGGCTTATCGGATACTAGTAATCTAGCACCCGATAAGCCGTTTGTCAAGCCCTGACGTAAGTTATTGAAAAATAAGCACTTACGAGACTTATTTCTTCTTGGTTTTTACTGTTTTCGTGACTTTTTTAGGGGTTTTCTTAGGCGTTCTCAGAGATTTCGGTGCAAATTTTTCTTGTAACCGCTTCGAAACCTCTTCACCTGACATCCAAATATCTTTGCTATCAAGAATTGATTTAATTTCATTTGCTGTTAAAAACCCACTGTAGATATCCTGCCAAAGTTTTTCACTCCACTTGCGTTCATGAATTATGTTGTCATACATTTCGCCGCCCTTGCCAATGGTTGCGCTGGTATAGTTATGAAACATGAACATGGAATGATTACTAATCTCCCAATGCTTGGCAGAAAGGAAAATGATTGTGGCAGCACTCATACATGCACCTTCAACTGATGCCACAACATTTGCCTTTGATTCAGCAAATACACGCATAAATTGAATTGCCGTAAATAAGTCGCCACCATAACTATTAATGTGAACTACAATCACATCGTTCTCACTTGAATTTCTAATGGTTTCAAACCATTGTACATATTCAGCGGGTGATTTAATATCTCCCGACAAATAGAATTTGTGCACCTTTGAGATAGGGCGGTCGGTAAAAGCGGTAATGTTATTACCTGCCATAATTTCAGTCTTGTCCATAATGTCTCGTCACCTGTTGAATACGTTCAATTTGTTTTTGAATAATGTCTTTACGATTCGGCCAATGAATATATTCCTTGTCAGGATTCTTTTGCAGATTGTAAAGAAGCGGGAGGATCAATTGTTCAACTTCTTGTAACTTGCCACGTATTTCTTTTGTTAGTAATTGTTTATGCTGTTCAATCAAATCATTTGTATCACCTTCAGTTAGAGCTTCAATTTGTTGCTCTAATTTTTGAATCTTTAGAAAAAGTTCATCTTTAAATTCTGGGTCAACAATGGCAGGTTGAGGTGTGCCTGACGATGTGGAGGATGAAGAAAATTCATCGTCTGTGAATGTAAAGCCAAAATCAAAATCATTACTTGCCATGTTTCATCCTGCGTTGAAGTTTCTTGTTCTTTTTCTTTAATTTATTTAGTTCCCAACGCAACTTAAAGTTTGATGCATGATGTGTGAAGTTTAATCCTTCCATGTGGTCATATTCATGTAACACCACACGGGCAGCAATATTCTTAAATGACATGCGTTGAGTTGTACCAGACACATCTTGATATTCCACGGTAACTTCAGATGGGCGCTGTAATGTCAGCATGAATCCTGGGAATGACAGACATCCTTCTTCCATTGTGGTCTGTTCTCTACTTACACCAATCACAATGGGATTGAATAAGGCATATCGCTGTTCGGCATTACCAAAAACAAACACACGATAAGGTAAGCCCACTTGATTGGCTGATAATCCTAATCCTCCCAACTGTAACATTCGCTTATGGAGTATCGTTGCCAACTCCTCTGCAATATCGCCATCCTTCTGGAAATCAAACTCAGGGGGCTTTGTGGTCATACGTGGGTCAGCAAAATGAATTAATTGCAAATCTTCAAGTTTCAAAGTCATAGGTCCTCGTTATACAATAACAGAAAAGTTTTGTTTCTTTGTAAATTTCACGACATGCGTGAACTTATCAAACAATTGGTCGCCTTTATGAGAGATGACCCATACATTTGTCCCATCACCCAACGTGTTTAATAGTTGCATGACATATTCGGTTGCAGTTGTATCTAAACTGCTATCAAATACTTCATCAAGAATAAGGAGATTAGTACTAGCAGAATTCTTGAGCTTGGCGATTGTACGCCACGTAAAAAGAAGCGCCAAGTCAATTCTTTGTTTCTCGCCTTCACTAAAGCTTTCATAACTAAAATCATCCCGATAGCGCGATTTAATAACTTCATCAAATTTCTCATCTAAAGTAAACTGTACGAAGAAGTCCATAGACGTTAAGAACTTATTCACAAGTTTATTTATCGCAGGTAAATATTGACGAATAATTTTTGTTTTAATACCTGAGTCTTTCAATAAGACTGAGGCGATGTCATAATAATCAGATTGTTCATTGAGTTCTAATCGGTCTTTGACAATCGCCATGGTGTCTTTTGCCAAATCTTTCAACTTCATTTTTTCTACTTCAATGTTTCCAACTTTCTGTGAGACATCCGCCTTTTCCAACTCTAGACGTTGAATGAATCGTTCACTTGAATTAATTTCATTCTTAATGGTGTTCACTTCATCAGTGAGCTTTGAAATTTCTTTATTGACGTTACCAATTTCTTTTAAGCGAACTTCCAACTCCTTCTTAGTGTTCTCAATGGCATTGATGTGTGCATGAATCTGTGAGAGTTCGCCTTGATGTTCTTGAATTACTTCATTCTTGAAATCATGTCCGATACCCTGCTTACACTTGGGGCATGTATCATTGTTATGATAGAATGAAATTTCTTTTTCCAGTTTTGTTGAACCTACTTCATATTCATTGATTTGTTGAACAGCTTCTCGGAGATTTTCTGTGATACTAGATAGGTCCCCAATGCTATTAAGATAATCATTTCTTCGAGCATCAATACCATCGCATAAAATACGTTTTTCAGAAATTTCATGTAGTGCCTCCTGAATCTTAGCGTTCAATTCTTCTATTCGTGCATCACGGTCTTGTTCCAACGTTTTGATATACTCTTGTTGAATTTCAGCCTTTGACTTCGCCACAGAAATTTTTCCTTCGACATCATGTAATTTATTCTTCAACTCTGTGATTTTATCCTTCAACACAATATTCATGGATGTGAATATCTTGATATCCAAAATATCTTCAATCACCTCACGCCGAGATGCCGCGGGCAATTGCATGAAGGGAGTAAATGATGCTGAACCCAGAATAACAATTTGTGTGAATGATTTAAAATTCAATTTCAAAATGTTATCTTCAAGATATTTCTGATAGTCCCGTGATGCAGCATCTTGATTGAGAAGTGTACCATTCACCCAGATTTCAAAAATACCAGGCTTGATACCTCGATTGATTTTATAGTTTTTCCCGCCAATAGAAAATTCAATCTCAACCAAACAATGCTTGCCATTAATGGTGTTGACAAGTTGTGGCTTATTAATGTTACGATAAGGTTTACCAAACAAAGCAAAACAAATGGCATCAAGCATCGTACTTTTGCCACTACCATTCTCACCCACAACAAGAGTTGTGGGGCGTCTATTAAGTTCTATTTCAGTAAATGCATTCCCTGTTGAGAGAAAGTTTTTCCATCGAACGGTTTTAAAATGTATCATAGTTCAAGATTCTGTGCCTCAACGTATAAGGTTTTCAGCAACGTTTTCAATTTATTCTTGTCTTTGGCTGATTCAACGGAATCAACATATTCAGAAAGAAGTGTCATTGTATCTTCAATATTCACCGTCTCACTATCCAATGCCTCAGACTCAAATTCTGAAAAATCTTCGTGGATAGTTAATTCAATCACTTCATTAATATACAACGCATCAAGCAGTTTGTCAAATTTTTGATAATCATTTTTATGGACAACAATCAATTTCACACATGCCTTTGCATACTTGGATGCATCAATGGTTTTCTCGCGGTCATCATAATAAATCTTATGAAAAATTTCAAATGGATTTTCTATTAATTGTAGGTCCAATGTATCTAAATCCAATACATGGAATCCTCGTTTATCATCATAGTCACTCCATGTGAACCCATAGGGACTTCCTAAGTAATATACATTGTCATCAGTGCTACGATGATGGAAATGTCCTGTGAGTACCATTGAATAGTTTTTCAGAACCTGTCTATCCATACCTCCATCATTCTTTGCCCCACGAAACATATCAAATCCGGCAATTTCAAAATGCCCAAAACATAACTCAGCAGGTTGTTGAATGACTTTCATACAGGCATCATAGTTCTCTGCACACATCCAAGGAATAAAAGATACTGTGCGACCATCTAATTGTGTGATGGTTGGGTCTTCAATGATTTCAATGTTATGATATTCCCGTAACAATAAATCTAAACTATTCACTTCATTTGTATTCTTATAATATGTATCATGATTGCCAGGAATCACCTTCATGTCAATACCACGTATCTTTAGTTGCTCGAAAAAATATTCCTTACATGAACGTAGTGTATTGAAGTTGATGTACTTTCTTCTATCGAATACATCCCCTAAATGCAAAAGAGTTTTGATTCCCGTTTCATCTAGATATGGGAAAAATACTTCATCATAAAATTTTCGGAAATAGGCGTCGAAATGCTGTGAATCATTTCGCGCACCAAAATGTGTATCTGTGATTATGGCAACTTTCATTTATCCCTCGTACAGGGCAGAGTTGCTCCCATGTTCAAATACTTCCACACTCTTAAGGCGAACTCGCCCGTTCGTCTTGTGTACAACACCGGGGGCAATGTCAACATATACCATATGAGCAAATGCTTCACATCCAACACTATCAAAAATACGCAATGTGCATCCGCCTTCCTTATCCATTTGTTTGAACAAGGGAAGCAAAGGATCATCCTTGGCAACTGCCGTTGTGTGGTCAAAGGCAACATCTAAGTATTCCTTAATCCACTTGGTATCACCAAAGTCATATACCCAGTTTCTTTCATCTAGGACATCTGCCTCAAAGATGAAACGAAATCCTAAACTATAACCATGAATTTGATTGCAATGTGATTTTGCTCGCCATTGACGAAATGCACAGCTCAAACCACGCTCATTACCAAATGTTTTCGTTGAATAGAATTTCATTGTCATCTCCTCAGTATTTGTTTGTAGAAGTGTAGTCACGATAACGATTATCATCCCGGCGCCATGCTTCACCTTGACCCAACATCACATCTAGAATTCTATCCATTGTCTGTGATGTCCAAGCTGAAATCTTTCCCATGTTTCTATGAGGTTCATTCAAGTGCCTGAACAACTTGTTAATGGCATCTTGTTGTGACCAAGGTACATATAAACGTTCAGCATCATTGGCAAACGTTTCTGGGAATGACCGATAGGCAGGATACAACACATTACATTCAAGTGCATCTGCCTCAGACACCGTGTTACTTACCCAATCTTGTAATGCACAATTAAACAATACACGACTATTGGCAACAATCTCATAATACTCATTCTTAGAAAGATTATCATAAATCTTTAAAAGACCACTCTTTTCTAATTTACGAGCACGTTCCAAATATACCGGATTGTTACTCCGTAATGGACCGCCCGATACTATGGCAAATTCAATGTTATATGTTTCTGCAACTTGTTCAGCAATATCCATGAAGAAGTTGGGTTGCTTTTCTTGGTCAAACCGAGCAGCAAATACAACACGCATCTTTCTAGATGAGAATTCTGGAATATGCGATACTCGACTTCTCACCTCATCACGGTCAAACGTCAAGCCTGAAATGTTGTAGAGAGGTGCTGTCCAACCTGCAATCTTCATATGTGCCACCATTTCTTCATTTGACGCAAGAACACCCGTAACAAAATCATTCACCATGTGTTCATACTTACTCATCCAAGGTGCCATACCCCACACATGAACAAAGTCATCAGGATCAATGCTTTGTGCAAGACAACGTACCCACACCTTCGGTCGATCCTTTTCAGGGATTTGATTCATGATGTAAGGAAGCGATTCAATGCCGGGTTGAAACATATCTTCAAAAAAGATGGCATCTTCACCGGTGACTGTCCCATCTTTCATCATCTGCACAAGATTCATCATTTGTGACATAGCGAAATAACTTCTTCCATGTGCATCAAGAACCTGTCCCACAGAAATTGCCTGACTGTTATCAATGGTCTTGCCGGGAACAATCACATATTCAACACCACGACGATCCATAGTGGTAGTTGCCCACTTAGTTAGTTGCAATGTATATCGTGATTCATATGATTCCAATCCCATATAGAAAATCTTCATGTCAAACTCCCCATTGGTTGATATTGAATGATTGCACCGTTCTCACCATCTTCACTCACACCTACTTCAACTTCTCTGCCCGGATAAACATTAGTAATGTACTCTATTAAATCTTCTGCCAACATTTCACAGCTCTTATAATCAACATGCAACGTGCCTTGATATAGATGTTCAAGTTCACGCTTGAATAAGATGAATTCAATGTCTCGGTCATTATGTGTCACCGATACACGAACACGGAAATGAAACATGTGTCTATGAGGATATCCTAAAAATTCTACATCTTTCAATTTCGGGTCAGTCAATGCTGCGGGATATTTGTGAATACCTTCTTTCTGAAATGTCACTTCAATGTAACGCTTTATCATGATTAAAAGTCCTCAGGTAATGTTGCAGGTATGCCATCACGAACAGCTTGACTTGGGAGATATCGTCCCATTTCATTTTCCCACTTTTCAAAATCCACTCTGTTTTTAACTCGACTAAACGCCATCATGGCATTGTATTCATCGTCACTCATCAATGTATGAATCTGTGAAAAATCCTTTCTCATGGTATCTAAGTGACGTAGAAAGTTAATGACTGATGAAGTGAAGTATGCGTTAAATGCAAGAATGGGCGGATTAGGATCATTTGTTTTTGCCTGATACTTTCGAACACTGATGTTCATGACCTCATGGAATACTTCATCTGTTACATCATAGAACGGAACATTTTTCTTGATGTCGGCATTGATAATGGAATACTGAGGACCATTTTCATTGATGAAGTGTTTGCCGGGAGTAATCCAAGAGAAATCAGGACCATAGTATCTTCCCATTTGTACACCCGATGTATGGGTCGTACTATCATAACTAATATGTTTGTTTGTGTATAAGCCACTTTCAATCATTGCCAATGTAGGTACCATACGTGATACTGCACCAATACCTAACAAATGGAGATGATTGTTCATTTCAAACAAGGGTGTTTGTGTGTAATAAAATGCTCGCTTACAATCTTCAAACATCCCGTTACCGATACCACCTGAACCCATGGCGACACCGCCAATGCGTTCATGATATTCCTTAGGAATTTCTTCCAGTGCCAACTCACACCATTTGATGTATGTGTCAAGGTCACCGCCTTGTACAATGAACATGGGCTTGGCATCAGATTTCATGGCGATGAATGTGTCAATTTGGTTCTTCACATTTCTGCCTGATTCACGCGCACACCATTCAAATTTATTTCTATCAAAATATTTACTGTTAATATCTGAACGTACCGCCTTTGTGCCAATAATGCTCACAGGAATTTCATCAAAACTCATGGCGCAATCAGAGTACATGGCTTGACTCTCGTACACCTTCTGTTTTAATGCCGGCGTGATGGTCAATCCTTGTGTGACAATTTGTAGACCGCCCGAGTCGGCATACACCTGATTAATACCTTTACCACGATAGGCACCATAAAACACCTCACCGAAATGCTTTTCAATATAGGCGTTATACAGGAATGAAAATTCGTGGTCATATTTACCACGAATATGTCCCCACATTTTATTCAATTCACCCAATAGATATCCTGTATGTGTATCCTTAAAGTTGCAACGCAGAAAGGATAACCCAGAAGCAACATATTCAAACATTATTAGCTCCCAAAGATTTTAAGTAGATGATGTGTCTGATGTAACGCATCATCAAGTGCATTGTGATATGTGCCTGTTCGTTCAGCTTCTGGTAATTTAATTACTTCGCGTATTGTGCGATAGCACCTGTTTCTCCAGGCGTTCCAAGGACGTACCATACTTACTGCCTTATAGGCATTTTCCATAATGACATTATCAAAATCAGAACCACAACCCCATGTAGGATATTGTACTGTTCCATACCATTGAGAAAACTTTGTAAGAGCTTCGCGCAGAGATACATTATTTTCACGAAGCATTTCTAATACTTCCTTGGGTTGCTTACTCCACCATTTCACAGTATCAGCAGAAATGTGTAATCCCTGTAATTTACAGTCAGCCACATCTACCGTGCAGTAAAATGTATCTATCACACCTGCTTCGATAGAAAATTTTACCGCACCAATAGAGGCGATTGCTGCGTTTGACTCGGTACTCATGGTTTCCAAGTCAATCATTACATTGATATCACTTGACATGATATTACTTGATGAGATGCATGAATTCTGAACGAAGGGCAGGATTCTCCTTGAATCCGCCACCCAACTTCGATGTGATTGTATTGGAATGTGGATCCTCAACACCTCGTGCCTTTACACAGAAATGTTCGGCGTCAATAACAACCGCTACATCAGGCGTGTCAAGGATGAATGACAGAGCATGATAAATTTGTTCTGCAAGGCGCTCTTGAACCTGAGGACGGCGTGAGAAATATTCAACAACACGATTCAACTTGCTCAACCCCAACACCTTATTTTTCGGGATGTAGGCAACATGTGCCACACCTGAAATAGTGACAAAGTGATGTTCACATGCCGAAGTCACCGTGATGTTCTTTTCAAGAACCATCTCATCATACCCCATCTTATTCTCAATGGCAGTACACTTCGGAAATGCTGCATAATCTAATCCCCAAAATAGTTCATTCACAAACATCTTGGCAACACGCTTAGGACTATCTTGGAGACTGTCATCAGTCAAATCCATACCTAGAGTTGTCATGATTTCAGTGAAATGTTTTTCAATCTTCTTAATCTTCTTGTCACTATATTCTTCCGTCTGCATGAAAGGTGTCTCTACACCCTGAGCAACAAGATGCTTATGTACCTGTAATCCCAATTCAGGATCAGTCTTGCCCATGGCAGAACGAATAGCTGATGCGTTAAAACGATGTTGTGACTTCATATTATCTCCCAATGACGTTGCCAAAGACATAACAATGATTTCGTGTGGCAACTTTATAACCACGATTCATTGCTTCGATACACAAATCACCAATATACGGATCCTCTTGAGCATCCTTTGTGGCGCCGACAGGCATCACCCATACGTCTGGCATGTATCTCCCACATAGTAATCTAATTCTATTTAGGTGATTGTCAAGTTCATCCCAATTTTCTTTTGTCCCGTTACACACAAATTTCAAAATGGATGTAGCATTGGCAAGTGAATATTCATGAATGTGTTCTGCACTCACCACATTATCTTCACCTGATACCGTGAACAATTTTGGACTCATTGACCAATGCCAACGCGCCTTACCATTTCCCATGAATGGGAATTCAAATGACATGAATTTTCTTAATTCTTCTGACAAGGGGCGTGTGGCATTTGTTTCCACCGTGACAAGTTGTGGTGCATTATTTCTGTCACGCAACACACGAAGAATTTCCATCATTGCCTTTTGTTGCATCATGGGTTCGCCGCCCGTGAAGCATAGCATGATGGGTTGTTGTGTTACAGGATGAATGAACAATCCTTGTGGGTTATGCTCGCTCTTGTTGGCTTCAACTAAACGGTCAGCAATTTCTTCGGGAGATGCATCGTGCGCTAGATGCTTGAAACGTTGTGACCAAGAATAGGATGAGTCACACCCAAACTTCCACACGGGAAGGTCATTGACATGCTTCACAGAATCCACATCGAATGTTTCGAATGGTAATTCATATGTAGATGGGTCTGTGGGATTCTTTTGTCCGAATCCACTACAATTTAAATTACAACCAAAGAAACGTAACCAAACGGCAGGCGTTCCTGCCAATTCAGCTTCACCTTGAAATGAATAAAAAATTTCTGAGTAACGAATACGCATATCACACTCCAATCACAAAGTTATATAACAATCTACAGACTATTTAGGTATTTGTCAAGTTTCACTCATCATATTCATCCACTTCTTCCACATCAATATACTCAGATTCAATAATCACCACATCGTCATCAAGTGCCTGTAGATATTTTGGTTTACGTGTAATCTTTTTCGTTTCTTTGTCGGCACTTAATTCTTGGTTGGCGGCATCAGCTTGCTTTTGCAAGTACCGAATGAACTCATTTGTATGTGTGCCTTCGTCATGAGCTTGACGAATGATGTTATCCACATCTAACGAAGCAATATACTTATATTTGGTTTGTAGATGCTTCTTCTCTTTTTGAATTCTTCGCACAAAGGCATAATAGGTAATTTGTGTAAGTAGGCAAAGGGATTGTTCAATGGCATCTAAAATCATATCCTCACGGAAACTGTAATTAATGAAATTATTTTTATAGGCTAAATGATTGGCAATTTTAATGAAGCAGTCGCCTATGTATTCTGGAACTTGTGGACGTTCCTCTTTGTTCTGTTCTGCTTCACGTACCTCTACTTTATAATCTATTAAGGCTTGTAGAAACTTTTTATTATCTATGTAATGATTGTTTGTTTTACTCTTGGTTTTCGTCATGGTTATTTTCCATATTCAAAGGTTCATCAACAAAATATAACTCACCGGGTGTAATTTCACGTAATAAATTTTCTGCTGCTTCTTCACGTTCTATTTGTTCTTCTTGGCGCTTTTGTGTTTCAATGGTATGTTCAATATAGTTGACATATTGTTGACGTACCTCTTTCTTTAAACTTCCTATGGTTAATACAATGTCAGTACTAATTGTAAATTCATCACTATCACTTAATCCAATCCATGGACGCAAAACAAAACTTTCGCCTATCACTTGACCATTGCGTCGTGTTTCTTGGTGAGGGATAACCTGTACAGGAACATTCATTTGTAAATGTGTTTCAGATGCCAACGACCGAACATCATGATTCATGGTACAGAGTATAGTTTCTCCTGTTTTCAATTTCACAATCTTATAATACGTTCCCTCATTATACTTGTTGTAACTATGCATGTAAGGGTATTGTTAATAGTTTATAATTGAATCCTTCTTCATTGTAAATTTTTACACGTTCAATTAAATGAAGTAGGGTATAATTTTTATGTGTTTTCCATGAGAGGTTATCTCCAATATCATACAACTTACAACTTGTTTTTTGTTCTCCCAATCGAAGACCGCGACCAATACTTTGTAAATTTCTGATACGAGATTTCGAGGGCGAAGCAAATACAATGTTGTGGAGATTTCTAATATTTATCCCCGTAGAGAATGTTCCATATGACGCAAGAATAATGGCATTCTCAGATTTTTCTGTAATGGCACGAACTGCTTCTCTATCTTTAGTTTCAACTCCACCGTGTACAAAGAATAACTCTCGTCCCTTTTCAACTTTTTCAGAGAGCATATCAAACAATACTTCACCATGTTTTTCAACATATTGGAATAATACTAGAGTATTTCCTTTTTGGTCAAGCACTAAATTTTGTATAAATTTATTTCTCTTGGGGTGTGTGACTAACCAATCTAATTCTTGTTGATAGGTGAACTTCTTACACAACTGTTTTTCTTCATCACTGTAATCCAACTGTAAGCAACGAATCTTTAAATCAGCAAGCTGTTGTGTATCCATTAACTTCTTTGTGGTTGTTACTTTATGAACAGCACCAAACAATCCTTCTAATACTAAACGATGTGTCTTGGTGCCATCCAATGTTCCTGTTGTACCTATCTTAAAAGGTGCCTTGGTGCATTTGTGTAGAATTGATGATAATGATTTGGCTTTAAACAAATGGCACTCATCACCATATACCACATCAAAATTTTCAAAATAACTTTTCGGCATCTTGTAGATGCTCTGCCACGTGGAGATTACAATAGGAACGTTTGTAACTTTTTCTTTACCTGAATAAATGCGGGTGCAGTTTTCAGATACTTTCCAATCCGACGCTGTAGCATAATCAGCAAAGTCACCATACAATTGCTCGACTAAAGAAGTTGTGGGAACGATGATAAGTTGTCGGCGCCCTTGGGTCTGATGCCAACGAACCAAAGAATAAATGATTAAACTTTTGCCTGACGCAGTAGGAGAAAGAAGAAGTGTTCGTCCACGATGAATGGATTCTAGTACAGCATCTTCTTGATAATCACGAATATCAACGGGCTTACCATTTGAATGGTAATTCAATGATGCAATGAATTGTTTTGCTTGTTCAACATCTTCGGCATATGAAGGTAAATGATTTGTAAGTGTATAATTGTTTGACTTACAAAATTCTTTTACATAAGGAGCAAGACCTACATATAACTCCTTTGTGAACAAACTTAGTAGACGAATTTTTCCGTCCCAAAGTTTTGCACGATATTGGGGTGTGAATTGAGCACCCGGAACTGCAAACGTGAAGAAGTCATTCATTTCAAGTAGAATGGATGCATCGGCATCTACATGAAGATAAACCTCATCTTTCTTGCTAATGGTAACATCACTCATAATCCACCATTCGTAAACTTATACCATTCAATAGCAGACTTGATGTCCCATGTTCTACTATTGATGCTTTTAATGATTTGTTCCAATTGGTACATGACAGTTTTTAAATATTCCAACTTATCCGTCATGCGGATAACATCATCGTCAGTATTCATGACATCATCCATTTCATTTTTTAATGGACGCGCATTGAGATATTGTTCCCAGCCCAATTCACTAAGTTCTTCTTTTGAGAGTTCGCCACGATAATATCTACCTTTCAACTTTCGGATACGAAGGTATTCAGCCTCAGCCTTACGATATTGAAGGCGGACTGATGACATCATGTTGAGATATTTTGCGTGAAGTTCAGGAACACGGGCGGCACTACGCCCTAAATTAGTTTGGTCAATTTTACAATCTTCTGTCCACATGTCCTGTATTTCTTGTAACTTCATACCACCTCACTTGTTAATACATCATGTAACATACACAGTACAACTACATTTGTCAAGTAGTCAATAAAGACTCCACCGTGAACATGCGATATTTAAAGACGGCGTTGCCTACAAAGTATTGTGTGTTTCCTGTTGATACATCGAAATCCAATCCAGATAACGAGATGGGGAAACAATCTATGAAGTTTAACCGAACGATTGGGAGGTCACTGGAATTCAATACCATTAATGTGGCATCACTATATTCCGGTAGGTCAGTTCTACGTTGTGTACCCACATCTTGGTTATTGATTTCAGGTGTTCGGAATGCTTGATCCGCGAATCTCTTTTGAAATTGTTTATGGTTCTCTGGGAAACCTAAAGCAATCATCCAGTTGTACAATTCAATGTAATTTGCCATGTCTTCCTGAATCATGAAACGAATGGTGAGTTCACCGAAGTCAAGTTTTTCACCTGGCTTTGGGATATCAATCAATGGTGTGGGTTGTTTTGCTACACCTAAATTCATGGACGGGATGTTTGCTGCCTGACAAAAGTATGTTACTTTCGGCAGACTTTGAATCATGAAACGAAAGCCATTGGGACGTAGAAAATCTAGTTCCTCAGGTTGACGATTAGTCCATTTTGCTTCTGTGATTTCGGTTGACATGTTTCACCTATCTCTCTTGACTGGCACTTGACAGAGTGTTAAACTCACTATGTCTGGGATGAATTGATAATACTATTTATGATACTATAAAACAGCTATATACTCCCTACTCCTGAGAAAGTATACAAGTATATAGCAAAAGGATTGGGAGAGACTTTTCAGCCTCTCCCTTTCCTGTTTCATCTGCTACTTCGATTATAGAAGGTTTGTGACCTTCAAGCGACGATAGTAGTGATTACGGTTAGCGGTGAATGTATCGCCGTCAGTTGTACCGTTGGCTTGTGTTACGAATGGATTTGCAATCATGCCGTAACGTGTCTTGAATCCAATCTTGGGTTGGAATGAAGATGGGTCAATGGCACGTACCATTTGTAATGGAACGTATGGGCAGTAGAAGATACCTGCGTCATATGCATTTGAACCCTTATAACCAACTACTACGAATTGTGAAGCTGAGTTTGTGTTGGCTGAGTATGGATCAATGAACACCTTGAAGCGACCATTCAATGTACCTGCGAATGTGTTGCCTGTGTCATCCATTGAGATGCCGTCGTTGCCTGAAAGAGCAGGTGTGTAATCCAACTTACCTGTCATGGCAAGAGCTGCTGCAACGTCTGATGAACAGACGATGAAGTTACCGCGTCCACGACGAGTTTCTTGTGCGATTACGTTTGCATCGCGTTCGATTTGGAACATCAAGCCCTTGAAGCGTTCTACTGACCAACGACCGTTTGAGTCAACGTCAAGGTCGAATGTACCTGCTGTTGCTGTTGAAGCAGCACCTGGCTTAGCAACCTTGTAGATAGTACGAATTACTTCACGGTTCATTTCAGCAAGAATTTCTTGTGAAAGAATGTTTGATAATTCACTTTCTGCATCAAGACCGTGAATTGCCTTCAAGTCTTGTGCTAATTCAACTGTGTATTCGGCCTTCAATGCACGTGACTTGGCTGTTACAGTTGTCTTTTCGATACTGAAAGCCATTTCGTTGAAGTCACCAGCCATACCGCCTGTGCCTAGAGCTTCAGCTGCTGCTGTTGTTAAGCCTGTGCCGTATGTGTATGTACCATCAACTGGGTTTGTACCTTCGTGTGTACCTGTGCCTGAGAAGTCGGTATCAGCTTCGTTGAACAATGCTTCAGCGCCGCTTTGGTCTTCGTAACGTGACTTCATGGCGAAGATGAGGCCAGTTGGGCCAGTCATTGGTTGTA